GGCAATATTTTTTCTTTTTTCAAAAAAAGTTCTGGATTATTTTGTTTTGCTTTTGGTTTTTGCGTTGGGTCGAGTCCGAGGTGTTCTGCTCTTGAATGTGCTTGTGCGGTTCGTTTGCCGTTGACGTGTTCTGCTCCGCGCCTTGCATTGCAACTGGCACAGGACGGCACTAGCGGCGTATCGTCACCGACTAGGTCGTACGGGATTAGATGATCTGCTTGCGTTGCAGGTTTGCCACATCCCCAATGGCAGAGAGGATTGCCTTCAAGTAGTTCTGCGCGTCTGCGTCTGAACTCTGGGTCACTTGTTCTCTTGCTCATGGTTGCCCCCTGCTACCGCGACCCCCCGAGGGGTCTTGGTCTCTTTCGTTGTGGTCGGGTGTTGTGTAATGCTCGCCCCCCGCGATTCCAGTATGTCTCTGAGGTTGCCGGATGTTTGACATCGTTGGACGGTCACCATTCACATTTATGACGTTTGGACGCTGCACAGTAGCCCGAGGGCAGACTGCTCGACCCACGTCACCGTGTATTACACCTACCATCTGCAACTGATGATGAGGCCATGCGTCTCTAGATTGTGTTGGCATATTAACCCTTGCGTATCCCGTGAAGGATTGCTATCCCGATACTTAACAGAAGGATGTACCAGGCGACAACAATCATGACACGGTGCCTAACCGCTTGACAGGGGCTTTGTACATTTCACAGCCCGCAGGGAGTGTCTGAGGGAACTCTGGGAGGTCTGTCAATGGGTACAGGCGGTAATCCTTGATGGTGAAGCAGTCGGGGAATATCTCGTCGTTGTTCTCGATAACTTCTCGGCCTGTAATCCATCCCTCAATAAGGACTCGGTTCTCTCGTACTTTGCAGAAGATGAAGTTGTGATCAGCATTGTCGCGCCTGCGGACTTTGATGGTGGTGTCTGGGTTCTCGGTTGACCGGACTTGGTAATTGAGTACGTCGAATCCGTTTGCTTCTTGTTCCCAATGCCATTCGACGCCTAGCAGTTTCGCAACGGCGTATTCACCAATAGCCCCGAAGACGTCTGTCTGGAACCAGTTTTGTTCGTGGTATTTGCGCCCTGGTTGGTTGGGTCTGTCGGCTCGCTTAATTGCTAGGAGGCGACGGTTGACGCCACCATGCGCTGCTATCTGCATATCAGCATCGGACAGGATGACGCGGACTGGTTGCCTCATTGAATCTTTGCCTGCCTGCCAAGTCGAGCTGCTATTGCGTCAAGGTCTCGAGGTCGCCAAAGGTGGTATTCAATTCCTGCGTTGACAAGGCATCGTGCGTATTTTTCTTGTTCTGCTGAAAGTTTGCCTTCGGCTGCTTTTAATTCGCAGAAGATGACTCCACGAGATGGCACAGATGTTGAGACAAGGACAAGGTCGGGGAATCCGTTGCCGTCTGACCGCCATACTCCAGGGCGAGGTGATGAGGGTGACGCATGGAAGACGAGCCACTGCTGCATCCGCGCCAACTTGATGACTTGGTCTTGAAATATCTTTTCCGACACCGTCATCGGGAATCTTTTCCCAACAGGAATCCGCACATGAACAAACTGACGCAAAGGATAATCAATGTCAACACCTCAACCATTAGAACGCCTCTTCGGGTTCTTCTTGCGGTGCAGGTGCGCTCTTGAGGATGTCAATGTATGCAGACGCTTCGCGCTTTGTCATGCCTTGAAGGTTTGCCGGTGGAACTTTGCCCATTGATTTACAGACCGCGCGGATCATGTTCTGTTGCTTTTCTGACGCAAGGTTGGACGGCTCGGTGACGCTTCCGCCTTCCGTCGGTCTTGAGGTCATCCGTTCAACTTTTGACATTTCTTCCCTCGAGGGGCGCTTTGTCCAGTCAGTGCTTGACGCAAAGTCGCAATCTGCTAAGGCTCGACCAATGGCGCTTGTACAAGCATTCTCAATGTGGCTAGTTTTGTTCACGTTGTTTGACCCGCGCAGCTCTTCGGCAAAGTCGGTAGCGACGGGTCGGTCGTCTTCACGGTCAACATAGATGTCGGCCTGCACAATGACGCGGTCACCTTCAAAGGTTAGAAGTTTTGTAATGACTCGTCCTTCGGGGTGTTTTTCCCAGAAGCGAGCAAGGCGCGAGGCGACTGGTTCGTAGTCCTCAATGCTCATTTCTGGTCAACAATCCACTCGATGACTGCTTTGAGTTCGTCGTTGTTGTTGCTCATGCTTGGATGGCGTAGGCGTTCTGCCGAGTTGCGCATTGTCATAATCAGAGCAATTGCCTGACTAATGACAGATGATTCCTCGAAGCGCATCTCTCCGTCAAGTTTGACTGACAGATTCATAAGACGCGCAATAATTTCGTCTGTGGTTAATTCCATGATGTTTCCCTCATCTTTCGTTACGACCCTGAGGTCGCTTTCCAATGCCCAAGACCTCCGTTGTCGAAGAGGTGTCGAGCGACCCTGACATTACACGACGGATCTTGTAATGCGCGGATGACGTCTTGCTTCTTACAGACTGCCCGTGTCACGGTTGCCCATGAGCCTTGAATCTGCATGAGTCCTACATCGGGTCGTCCGGTACTTTTGCGGACTGGCGACACGGCGCGGGGAGTGCAACGCGATTCGCGGTACATGATTCTCGAGAGCGTCGGCACGACCTTTGCGGGAAAGTGCTTGCGCAGGAGCGGTTCCCACTGTGGGCAGGATTGTGCAGCTGCGCTTGCGGGGGATGCGGTGAATGTTGCGGTGATGAGGGCAATTGCCATGATTCTCTTAATCAACCTGTTCTACTTCTGTAATCGAAGCGAAGGTCATCCAGGGAGCGCGCCTTGTGGCGACTGTGACTTTGACGATCTCTTCTGTTGCCGAATCTGTAAAGATTTGGACGAGGGTTAGTTTGTCCTTTGACCATAATGGAAGATATCCCCAGGTGGGGAGCATCATCTGTTGGCCATCATTTTGAGAAATAGCCAGCAACTGACCCATCCCATAATGAAACTGTAAATGAATTGTGTATCGGTCATGGCGTTTCCCTTCGCTCGACTGGTCTGAATGTTGTAACACAGACGAGGGTCTGGGTGGCGGATTCGACCTCGGAACCAATGAGGGAAACACAGTCAGTCCCGAGGTCTAGCACGAAGAGGGTGATATCTTCGGGCGATTTATGGTTTCGGCAAGGCTCTCCATGCGGCTTCAAAGTCGGCTGCGGTTTCCCATTCGTTGGAAATTTCGGCATGGAGCCAGACGCCCCCGAACGACCCTGCGTTGTCGGACTTGGTGAAGATTTTGGTGCCTTTTTCCCCTGGCCCGCGCGAGCATCTCCAGCCTCTGCCGTAGGCGGTTTTGTCTGTGTCGGGTTGTGCAGGGTTGCGGTAGGCGTAGTCATGAAGTTCGCATAGAAGGAGCGCTTCAGAGTTTTCAATGAGCCATGTCCATGCTTCTTTTGCAGCTGCTCTTCCTGCTCGAGTTGCCGGATACCCCATGTCAACCGCGAAGCCCGTTGCATGGGTACTTAACGCGCCCTTCGCTGACGGGTTCCTGACGGGACGGTTCGCATAGATTCCTAGATTTGTAAAAGCCCAACGGCGTTGACATAGATCAAAGAATTTCTTTGTGATTGGTGAGGCTGCTTTGCCATCCCAAGATGGGTAGTACGGGTACGGCCTATTCGGCATCTTCAGTTTTCTTTTCAGGGGGATTCTTCAACCCGTTCCCAGCTACGAGACCCACCAACGCCCCAGCCAATGTGGAAAGTACATAAGTCAAAATGCTAACCATTTCTTGGTCTAACTCACTTGCCTCGACTGGTTGCACTACAAACAAAACGCCGTAAATCATTGCCAATACTGAGACGACTAGAACGAACGACAATGTCACTGCTACGACAAATACGAGTCGTGCTTTTATTTCTTCGTTGCTTAAACGCTTTTCTAGTTTCATGGGCATTTGCTTTCTAGGAATCCGGTGCCTTTTGTTGTGTCACAATTGTGGCGTTCACGGTCTGCGCAAGCGGTGAGCGATGCACAAATGACCAATAAAATTAGGCTTTTTCGCATTATGCAGGGCCAAGGTCTTCGACAACCATTGAAAATTGCCTGCCTGAGGTGCCAAAGAAAGTCAAAGTGCCAGCACTTGTTTGTGCGCGTAATTTGACTGTTTTAGAGCCTGCTGTTGCCGTAAGGATTTGCACTAAACAAATTGGCTGATAAGTGTTTAACCCCATATCTTGAATCCATGAGTCTTGAGTGACGTTTGATGCATCAGTAAAAAAGTACTGGTTTTGGGTTGCTGTTGTGCAACCGACAAAGCCCTCAAAAGTGACGCGATAAAGACGGTTGGCAACTGCTGTCCAAGTGACCGTTACACCAGTCACGTCTGCAACAGATGTGGTGACAGTTGGGTTAGTGCTTGAAGTCATGTAACCCATGACTCCACGTGGGAAATTATTACATTCCTGAGCCGTTAATATTTGGCCAGATGTAAAATCGTCGTTGGGTGATACTGCCATGTTGTGTCTCCTTTAGAAACTGAGAAGGTTATTGTCAAGCATTCCGAAGATTGCATCGTCAAGGGTTAGATATTGGTTGCCGTCCGTACTTTCAAAAGTGTACGAAACAATATGAGACCCTGGAACGATTCGGTGCTCAATTCCTGAGGTAATGAGGGTCTGCGATTCTGTCAGCGGGGTTCCGGTGTTGTAATCCTTTTGCACTGTGACGACTGAAGTGAGGTCAATGGCAAAGATCGTTGCCCATTGCGCCGATGTAAGAGCTGCGAGTTCGCATGAGACACCTGTGAAGCGGACGACGGGGTTGCGGTATTTGCCGAGAAGGTACGCGCCGAGACCGTTGACTTCTGAGGTCGTGGAGTTGAGCAAGTTAAGAAGGTTGTAGTTTTGCGCCTGGTACAACGCAATTGAGTTTGCGTCAGAGTTTGTTTGTGCAGCTCCTGCAGGCGATTGGGTCACAATGTAGTTGTAGAGCAGTTCTGATCCGTACTGGTTGATTAGGCTCATGTATGGGATGCCTGTGCCGTTTGTCGTAAACGACGCGCCTGAGACGGGGTTGAGAACGCTAGACCTTCCCTTGAAGGTGAGGGTTCCGTCGCCTGCCGTGTAGAGGTACCCCTGTTCGGAGGTGTTGATTTGCTGAAGATAGTTGAGGACGTTTGTGTCCTGAGAGACCGCGTAAGCGCCGAGAGTGGAGGTTCCTGTACCAATAGACCTTGCGCCTTGGTAGTTGATTTCTGGGCGGTCTAGAACGGTGCTGACGCGAACTCCTGAGGTCTCTGCGGATGGGGTGAAGGCGTTGAGTTGCTGATTGGCCAGAGTTCCGAAGGCGTCAACGCATCGAGCAAACATTCTGCCCTGATTGGCGTTCTGGTAATCCAAGTCCCAATCCTCAACAAAGCCTGAGTAGATCGGGGTGGCGTTGGCATAAATAATGATTGGTGAGCGAGGCAGGACAAACGGGTAGTAAGGCGATGAAGTGTTCAGCGGGTCAAGGATGCGGGTGTTGTTGTTAAAGACGACCTGTGCCGTTCCTGCGTTGAACTGGTCAAGTTGGCGGTTGCGTCCGCGCTTGATGTTGATTGAGAGAACGAGCGAGGTGAGGTCAACGTATGTGGTTCCTCCGAGGGTTCCGCGTCCTGCGGTGTCAAGAACGCCGTAGAAGGCGTCGTCAAGTTGGAAGGGTGTACCGAATCCTGTGGTTGATTGGAATCCGACGAGGACTTGATATGTGGGGACAGTCATTAGAAGGTGACCGCCGGTGCAAAGACCTGCCCTGAGTTGCGTTGCGCTGCAAGGATGGCGTCGATGATGTCTTGACCAACTGTGGCAGGTGACGAGACAAGTCCTGCGTCCATGTTAATGGTGATGTTGCTGAATGGGCCGATACCGCCAATGCCTGCTTGCTCAAAGCCGCCTGCGTTGCCTGAGGTGTTGTCCATCACGGGCGCTGCGGTGTTCTGTGGTTTGCCTGGAGCAGCTGCTGCGATGGTTGGTGCAGTCAATGCGCTTGGAATTGCTAGAGCGCCTTTTTGGGATTCTTCAAACTCTCGAGCATTTGTAAACCCTCCGCCGTCGCCTCCGCCGATGCTTGGGATTGAGAAACTTTTGCCAGCCAACAGTGCACCAGCGACGCCTGTGTATTTCACCCAGTCTGGAATTGTGAAACTGAATCCGCCGAGGGTGTTGTTCCACAGTTTCGCAATGTTAGTGAAAGTAAATTTTGCGATGTCGTAAAGAAGTTTGAATACCGGAATCGTGACGTTGGTGACCCACCAGCGGATGCCACCGAAGACTGTGTCAACGATGTTGCGGAATGTCTCAAACTTCTTGTATGCAAGGACGGCTCCCGTTGCGAGGACGCCGATACCGATTGCGATTGCGCTGATTGGGTTGAGGCTCATAGCGATGTTGATTGCCACAACAGACGCGGCTATTGCTGCAAGGGCGACTGCGATCACGGTAAAGAATGTTGGGTTATCTTGCGCCCATGTAGCGAGGTTTTGAAGGAACGGCAGAACGGCTTCAACGGCAGGCATGAGAGACGCGCCAATTGACTCTTTTGTTTCGTCGAGGGCAAGTTTCATTCTGGCAAATTTGCCTGCGGTAGTTTCGGCTGCTTCGGATGCTGCACCACCGAAGGTCTTAGACATCGCTGCCATAACTTCATCTAGTGATGCGCCCTCTTTGATCATCTCGCGGAGTTCTGGAGACAGTTTGGCAAGGGCAGTAAAGTTTCCGCCGTATGCCTTTTCAAGTGTTTTGGTTACGGTCTCAAGGTTAAGTCCTTTAGCGGCTGCGATATCCATTGCAGCAGTTGCCAACTCTTGCGCCTCAGTGATTGAGCCAGTTGCGCGGACGAGTCCAGAAAGTGCCGGTCTCAAATCGTCATCGGTGACTCCGAGCAATTTACCTTGCGTACTTATCCACTGCTCGAGAACTGTGATCTGGATGTCGGTTGCGCCTGTGGTGCGCTTGATTTGTTCAGCAAGTTTGTCCTGCGCGGCTGCATCCTCAATTGCGCCCTTGACCGCCAGTCCAAGTGCAGCGGTTAGACCTGCGAGTGCAGCAGCTGCGGGAACGGCTGCTTTCTTAATTGCAAACTGTGCCTTTTCGCCGTTGGTCTCAAGGTTCTTGAATTCCTTGATTGCCTTGTCGATTCCTTTGCCGTCAAACTCTGTGATGATTGGAATTGCGATTGTCATTTGAGTTCTCTTTCGACACGGGCTTTGACTTCATTGGTTGCGCGTAGAAGTTCCCGCGTTATTTCTCCGCGCTTGCGAAACACGGCAGGGCCAAGAATGCGCGTATGGTTCGGACGCAACTGCCCGAGAGAATCCCCGAGGCGGTTCTGGTTGGCTCGTCCCGCTGCTTCAAAGACGGCTGCTGCGACATTGGTCTGGGTGATATAGATCAGCGAAGTTGCCTCTCGAGAGGCGTCAACTTTCAACTTGACTCCAGCAACTGCTTTTGCCACAGAGAACGGGAATATCTTTTTATTGGCTTGTTCCCATTTGCGCGCCATACCAGACAAAGGAACCTTTGTGTAGCTCTTTTGGACTTCTTGAATTGCGGGTTGGGCAATACGAGTTGCGTCGGCGGTGAACTGTTTACGCAGTCCAGGCTCAATCTTGTTGAGCGAACGAATAGCGTCACGAACTCCGACGACTTCAAGTGAAGTGTTTGTTGTCATCGTCTGCTCCTTTGTGATTTCTGTTGTTCGTTCAACACGTCAACAACCGTGAAGAGATCGTCTGTGTCGAATGGGATGTCGGGTGTCCAGTATCCAGTCGCGACAAGAACCTCCGCTAGTGAGCGTCGGAAACTGCCGCTTCTGTAAAAGACGGTGCGTCCTCCGACACGACCTCAATTGACTTGGTCTTTTTAATGAATTCGTCAAAGGCGAGCGGGGTGGTGATTCCCGCAGCTCGTGCAGATTCGAATGCAAAGAATGCAAGGTCTTCTGCGCCGATGCCGTTTGCGAGACTGGATGCTTGTCGTTTGAATTTGCGTTCCCATGCCACGATAACGAATAGATTCGTTTCGCATTCATAGGGGTCGCCTTCAATCGGTGTTACTTGTAGTCGGATTTTCATTGTTTCCCTCTTTCAATTATCAGGTGATGTCTCGCGCCCAGGTGCCGTTAGAGAACGAAATACTGGCTACGGCAAGGGTCCCGATAGAACTCATTATCACTGGAGCGGCGTCAAGTGTTGCCGAGGTAATCGTAAACTCTGGATTGCTCGCAGACTCTGTGGTGCCTGATGGGGACACAACAATTGTGCATCCGCCAGCAGAGACGATTGCGCTCAAAAGTGTTTCGATCTCGGTTGTGCCGTAGGAAAGATAGAGGTCAAGGTTGACCGCGACGCTCTGCAAACCTTTCACCGCCTGTCGGCCTGTATCTGCGAGCGATGTTGACTCGAGAAGTTCGAAGCCGACCATGACTTCACATTTCGAGAGTTGATCCGAAACGTCGACGGCTGCTCCGCCAGTTGGGGTGATGTTGCAGGTTGCACCTGACAGGAATGTTGCTGTTGCCATTGGTGGCTCCTTAGTTTCTACGCACGGCGATTGCCACCGTGAGATCGTATGTGGGTATGTCTTGCCCGCCGTAGTTTGCATTGCCTGGACGGGCGTCTGTAACTGCGATGGACGAGTTCATGATGGTGTCAACGGTTGACATCAAATAGTCTCCGCTGTCTTGGTTGCCTGGGGGCGCTGCAAGGATGCGGACTGGAATGCGAAAGTCGCCCACGTTGTAAGTGAACGAAGTCATGACGGGAAGTTCAATCATGACGGACATTGGTCGCGCGTTGCGCGGGTCTGTGACGGGTTTGAGACCAAGCGCGGTCAGTTGTGTTTTGATTGCGTTGACTGCGTCGACGAGGATTCCTGTTGCAGCCATTACGCGACCTGTGGTCTTCCGCAGCCGATGAGAGCCATGATGCGTCCCATTGTTGACGGGATTGGGATTGAGGACATGGCGTCGAATGAGGCGAATGAGTCTGCTGATCCGCGCTCGCGATAGAGAGTTGCTGCGTACATAATTGTGCCGAGTTTGACGTCGGCACCTGGCACCGTGGATTGCGAGTCGGTGTATCCGGCTTCGCGACGTTTCCGAAATATGTAATTATTTGAAGCATTAACGCAGACTGTAATGAAGGCCGTGTCGTTGGCGGTTGCAACGTCGATGCCCAACCATGAAGTGACATCGGCTGCGTTAATCCATGAAACGGACGGGGTGAAGGTGACTGTGCCGGTAGCAGTAGATCGAGTGAAGTCTGAGCCTGCGTTGACATACATGAACTGGTAAAGACGAATTACATCGGAATCAAATTCAAGGTCGCCCTCGTCAGATACCCCGATGAACTCGAAGTCTTGTGTTGAGACAATGGTATGTGTACCCGAGAATCCATGACTTGCGCCTGCAATAGTTACGGAGTCCCCGACCTGTATGCCAGTCTCAACGAAGGTCTGAAGGACGGCGTACCCATCGAGGCGCGTATGAAACGCGAGATCGTAAGTAGCCATCGTTCAGTCCCTTTAAGAGTTCGTCTGAATCAGACGAACGCAGCCTTGATGGTGAGCGTTGGGTCAATGACCTTCGATGCCCAGTACCCTCTGAACGCAATTTGGCGCGAGAGCTGAGAGGGCATCTCCACTGATATGGCCCCTTTCGCCAATTCATACGACTCAAGCGCACGAGGGTCAAGGATGGTCATACCAGCCGAGGTCAAGTTGCGGTCAACTACAACGCGAAGACCGAAGGCGAATGCGCCCTGTGTCGATGCGACGTTAAGTGAACCGTAAGCGTTCATCGGGCCAACCTGTGGGAACAACGGACGATCTGCGGTGTCGCTGAGTGAACCCATCAACTTCCAGACGTTGGGTGAAACTGCAAGGATTGACGGAAGGTTTCCGTTTGAACCCGAAAGAATGTCTGCAGCTGCGGTGTACATCCACTCAACCCAATATGCAGGGTCTGCGATAGATGCGTTTGCAAAGTTGTTGCTGTTGGTTGTGCCAGTCTGCAACTCTGAACAAGCAAGCAGGTCTGTCCGATCTGCATATACGCGTCCCATGTCGTCCAACAATGCGCCGAGAACTTCTGGCTGTGACCAGTCCATTGAAGCCTCTGAGATTTCAACGTATCCACCTTGAATTGTCTTGGTGATTTGTACGTCTTCGATTTCAAAAGTTGAAGCAGTGATTGTTGTGTTCTGTGTTGCAGTGCCAATTGAACTGTTTGTTTTTACTACAGGACGAATGAAGACTGCGCCTCCCTGGGGCATCGGACGAAGAATTGTGGCATCCACGAGAGGGCGCGAGCCCACAAACGAGTTGAACACATTTTGAACGATGGGGGTCGGGATGACGCCTGGAATATCAACTGTGGTGATGTCTGGAGCGGCTGCGCGAATGTTGTCGTTTAACTGTGCGAAGTCGTGACCACCGCGAACGAATGACGCAATGTATTCAGACGCTGAAGGAAGTTTGAATTCGCGTCGTGCTGAAGCGAAAATTGGTGATGTTGGGATGGCGTCGGGCGCGGAGGCTTCGACTTGGTTTTCTTGTGACATTGTTTCCTCCTGGAGACTTGTGTCGGGTTGGGGTTCGGTTGACTCTTCTTCGACCTCTGGGTCGGGTTCTGAGGCAGCGATGGAATCGATGGTCGCGTCGACAAATGCCGGTACTGCGACAACCGAGAGTTCTGACAATATGGCTGACGAGACAATCATGACTCCGCTTTTGTCGTACTTGAATTTCTTGGGGATTGCGCCAACACTTACGGAATCGTAAGCGGACATCTGAATCAACTCGACCACGTCATCTGCAGCCTTGCTGCGGGCAAACGTGGCACTGAAGCCGAGACCGTTGTCTAAATCGACAAGTTCGCTGACAATGCCGATTGGGCGTCCGTCGTGGTTTTCAAGAAGTCGCGCGGACTTGGCATTCAAGTCAAAGGCTCCGCGCTTGAACATAACCTTCTCGCCACCTGAAACGGTTGCGACGGTGTCCCAAGGAACTGCAATGCCGGTGATGGTGCGCGGTGCATCTTCTCCAGCTGCTGCGTCAAGGGTGACGGGGACGGCGGTGAACTTGATCATGAAGGAATCTCCTCGAGGTCTGGAACTTGTGGTTCGACTAGAACATCTGACATTTCGCCAACGGCTAGAAGGTCGTCTGTGTCAAATTTGACGTAGCGTCCGCGACTGACAACATCGTTCATGCTGAGACGAGAAGTAATGGCCGTAGCCAGCATATGCGCCCCGAAGAGCCATAAATCCTGGCGAGCCTGAGACGCATTTTGATAAGTCATTGACGCGCCAGGCGTTGGTGCGGAAACGAGGTATGCGGGTACGGAGCAAATTCTGCTGAGGTCAAGTGCTTGGTATTCGCGTTGCGCTGCGTTGACTTCTAGCGGGTCGCGGTCAAACTCAACAAAGTTGACATAGTTGTTAAGTGCGCCGATGACGTTGCCTTCGCGACGAGCCTGCGCCCATTGCGCAGCCAAGTCTCCGAGTTCTTCACCGGACATTGTCTCGCCCGCTGAAGTTTGCTGCAAATAACCAGGGACGGTTTCAATGGTTGCTGCGCGGTCTGCGTACTGATCGAGGTGAGTTGCGATGCTGACCGCGCGTCGACCTGAATACATGAGACCAGTTGTTGGTGCAAGGAAGGTAATGATTTCGTTCGGGTCTAACTGAATCCCGTTGAACTCAATTTCTTTCGGCATGCCGAAGAATTGTGGGCCGACTTGATCGGGCGTTTGAATGTTGGCTGACGGTAGCCATTCGAAACTCATTGGGCGTCCGTCGGTTGCGTTGCGAGAAGTGACCGCCCAGAATGCGCGTCCCGTCATCCATAGGTCGGTCACGGTGTTAGCAAGAATGAACTGGCGCGGAACTTTCGGATCAGGGTTTTCCATCCACGACTCGTTCGGCACATAGATTTCTTCGTACTCTTCGCCGTTCCATTGCTTGATGTATTGGCGAAACTCGAGACCTGAGATGGTCGAGGCGAGAAGGTCTCTCGCCCGCGACACAGTCGGGAGACTAAGGGCGATCTGCTCGAATGTTCCGCTTGACCATGCATACATCGGAGGGATGCCAGACATGCCGACTCCGGCAGCTGCTTTAACGGGCGAAGATGCAAATTCTGCGGTTGTTATTTTTCGGGAGAAGAACGCCACGACTGGAGTCTCCCACAAACTAGTTGCAAATGCAACTACCTTCCAAACGCCATTGCTGCGCGTCCCGTGTTTGACGGGCGGGAAACTAAAGCTGCTGCAACGACGAGAAGTCGCGCTGCCTCAATTGGGCCAGGGGAGCGTTGCGAACTGATCACGACCTGACCATTTGCGCGGGCGAGGACTGCCCTGTTGACATGGGTTGCCAGAAGTTCTTCGCCTCGGTGGTAAATGCGTTTCTCGAGGATGAGCGAGCGCGTCAGACCCGTAAATTTAAGAACCTCGGCGTAGCCGAAAATTTGACGTCGCCGTTCTAACTTCTCTGGCGTATGCAGATCGAGTGCCGGAGTAATTGCTAGACGCAACTTTGGGTCTGCCTCCATTGCCTCGTTAATCTTGACCCACATTTCTTTGAGGGATTCTGTTGAGAACTGGACAGTCGCAATGATGTTGCCTTCTTCGGTAAGTCCGCAACGTATGCCCACATACTTTTCTCCGCCTGTAGATGAGTCAACGCAAAGGACGCCTCCAGCGGGACAGTCCGATTCGGTAAACAACTTGTCCCAGACTCCAGGTTGAATCCAAGCATCCGCCGACGAGACCCACAGATTCAAGTGAGCGCGGAGGAACGCTGCTCGATCTGGAGTTTCCGCAGCTGCCTGAAGTGCCTCGAGGGTGATGGTCTGACCAAGGGCGGGATTGGCGTAGCCCCAATTGATTTCGTCGTTCGGGTCAACCGACGGCAGACTCCATTCGGCAAAGTAAAGACGAGTCTGTTTCTGTTGATCTATCGCGCCAATGGCTGCCTCGCGCAATCGTTGCATTGTCTTTGAAGATTCGTCGCCTGAAGTTGACCAGGAGGAAAGGAGCGGAGATTTGACCGCAATCTGCGACGGGCGAAGCGCGTCAAAGTAGACCTCTTCGGAGACGTTCCAGATTTCGTCAACAACAATTAGATCGTAAGTTCCGCCGTGAAGGTTCGGGGTTGCAGCGCGGACTTCCCATGTTGAGCCGTTCGGCATCTCGACTTTGTTGCGTCCGTAACTCCAGGTGACATGGCCTTCAAATTGTGCCTCGAGTACCGGTGCAAGTTCGTTGAAGATTGCAACCGCGCGATCAAGTTTGTTGGCAACGGAAAGAACGTGGATTGGTTTTCCGCGCATTGCTGACCAGTCCGTCAAGAAGAATCCGCAAAGGCTAGTAAGTGCGACGCTTTTTCCATTTTGCCTGGCACATGAACACATGGCCTCACGAAATACAAGGTCGCCGTTCTCGTCATGAGTCAACTGACCATTCAATGCAATCTTCTGCCAGTCGAACAATGTCCGACCAAGAACTCTTTCTGTCCATGCAGCAACTAACGGCCCGTAAGAACCAGACCCCTGGGTGACCGATTCCAACCTGGGCTGAACCATTCCAATCCCGAGCGTTAATTCCCCAGATGCGAGACATCGAACTGATTCGGTTTGAATCCCTTCAGATAAGAGAAAGGA